CCCGATACCCCGTTAAAAAGATATATTAGTAGGGTAATAGGGTGTAATAAGTATATACAGTATATATAAATAACAGTAAGAGAAGAGGAACATAGGCAAGAATGTACGAAATTTCGGGTAAGTGCTGTAAGTGTATGAAAACTGTAAGAAAAACCCCACCCCGGTACCCGGGGTAAACGGTGGTAATATCGGGGTAAATGTTCAAATTTCACGGCTATAAAAATTATAGCGCTGCAAAGTATGCTACTTGTATACTATTTTACATTGCTATAATTTTTATAAGAGTGTAAAGTATGCTACTTGTATACTATTTTACACTGTCTGGAAAATTATAAATGTTCAAATGTGAAAAATGTAATTGTTCAACGTGTCATCCAATGACTAAAAAATGTACATATTGTTCCATCATGGAGCATAGTAAATTTATACGATTACTCAGCAGTGGTGAAAACGACCCTACCCATGAAGAATGGAACCCCTTCCTGGAGGCTATTCGAAACAGAACTACCAGATGGAAAGTGATGACTAAACCTGTGAAAGAGTGCGGCCACCCCGGCGTAGTTGATACAGCGCGCCGATGTGTATTTTGTGTTGGGGTGAAACCAGACACACGGGAATACGTTATCGCGAACTATCGTAAAAAGGCTGAACAGCACCGTACACAAATGGAATACTACGAGGCGTTGATTGCAGGGATTGAGGCGGGTTTTATACAACCTGAGATACACAATGCAGGAAGCCCACGGCAACGCGCAATTGCATCAGGTGAACGTTGGTACCAGTCTGAGAAGCCATGCCCCCACTGTGGCGTTGTGGGGCTTAAGTACGTGGCAAACGGACGCTGTAAAAGCTGCAAACAATAAAGCCCCTCACGGGGCTTTTCTTTTATACATGGGTTCAATTAAACCCGATTTTACCAACCGTCGCCTGACATGGCTTATTTGCGACCTCACGGCACTCACGGGATAGTGTGGAAATAGTTCAACAATATCCCGGGGCATCATGCCATCCAATATTTTAAGCTCGATGGTGTGAACCTCTTTACTGCTCCATTTGTGGTACGCTGCCTTGTGGTATACAAGTGACAATCCCAGCTCACACGCATATATTGCAACAGCGTTTTCAGTTCTGTTCAATATTTTGGCTATTTCACTTACCGGCATTGTACCCGCCAGTTCTATCAACCTGGCACGTTCATGTGTTGTTCGTGGTCGAGACATTATCTAACACCCCTTTTCTCCCGACTGATTGAGTGGTATTGCTCCTCGGTGTTGTCCGTGCCCGGGGCGCTGTTGTCGTTAAGGCGCAGCAACTCGGCGCAAGCGTCAAAAGCGTCCTGCACCTCTTTCGGCATCCGTCCGTTATAGCGATTCTTGATTTCCTCATGGAGCGACACGAAGCAATCAGGCACCTTCACCACCGGCGCGGGCGGGGCGCTCAAAGTGCCATAATCAGGAAGTGGCATCCAGTGAGTTATTTCCTGAGCGCCGGAATCGACAAACGCGGCCGAACGTTGCCAGTAATCACCCATGCATTTCAACTGGAAAACATCCCCCAGATTGCTTATCGCCGCAACAGGCTTAGACCACGTATAAGGCTCGCTTTCTGGCAGTCGTTCAGTGCACTTAATCCATCCACCATGCACCGCCGGTTCAGCCTCCAGCGACGCCAGCGCCACCTTGAACAACGTCAGATACTCCGGCTCCGGCTCGACGTTTCCGGCCGCCTCATAGGTTGCAATGGCCTGCTTGGCTGCCGCGATCAATTTCTCTTGCTGTTGCTTATCCATTATCAACCTCCCCGCCCGCTGCCCGGATAGCGGCTGCCCATTTCTCATCATGTTCATCAATGGCTTCCTTGACCCATCCGATGCACGTCGTTGTCGGGCGCTCTACCATCACCGGCGCGGGCGGTGCTACCGGAGCTTCACGCGGCGGATAGTTCACGGCCACGTCTGCCATAGCACCCCGCGCCACTTGCCAGGCAACCCAGGCGATAAAGCGTTCGCGCTGGGTCAAGCCGGGTAGCGGGCAAGACGGGCTGTGAATCCACGCGTTAAACATTTTGGCTTCTTCAATCGGGTTCACTCGGCACCCCCTCTGCGCAGGCTGGCGGCGAATGCTGTCATGCGCGCAATGAACTGCATCCGGTTAACGGGAATCCCTTCACGGAATGCCTGAGCTATTGCAACCTCCACACCCTGCGCCTTCCACTCCTCAATTTGCGCCTGCTGAACAGCGCGCAATTCCGCGCACTGCGCAAGCAGCTTGTCACGCTCGGCTTTGAGGGCTTCAAATGCATCCACAATTTCTTTCGCATATGAACGGCTAACTGAAAACTCAGGGTGGCTCGTGATTTCCAGATAACGCTTCAAACCTGTCACTTCACTCATTTCACATCCCCTTCAATAAGACGAATAACCGTGGCTTGCACAACTTCTTCATGTGACATTAATGTATAGGGCTGCCCTTCCAACATGAACATGATGTGGTTACCTACACGCCGGGTATCGTGCACCATCAATGGTTCATTAGTGTTGAAGTCAATCAGAAAAATAAAATCGTGAATCTCACTGGCTTTGATGGTGCGTTTTTTGACAATTTTCATGATTAAAACTCCCGGTCTTCGGTGATGTCACACCATTCACCGTCGCGTTCTGTGGTGATGACAAACACTTTTTTAGCCACCAGGTCATCAATCGCAAAAACGAAAGCTGCCTGTTTCACCTTATCCACAGCGGCACATTGTGCTGTAACAGCTTTGCCATTTTTGATAAAGCGTTGGGTACCACAGCTAAATGGGTACACGGTGTTATCGATGGTGATTTTGTTACCTTTCACACCCTTTTCAAACATCGCATAACCTGATGGACATTTAGCCACCATAAGCATATCCGCATGTGCGAAACTGGCGGCAAAGAGTGTAACGAGTGCAATAATCTTTTTCATGTTTGGATGTCCTGTTAAACCCCGGCGCACCGGGGCGGTTGGTTGCTGAAGCACTACCCGTTGTAATTTCCGACCAATTCAAAGGAGTATTTACCTTGCTTGCTATCGTGATTTAGCTGAGCAGTAATGCCAAAAACCGCGCCCGGTCGACTTTCAATCACATCGTCATGAGATGCGTGACACATGCGATAGCTTCTGCCAACCACAAAAACGCTGCTGTTAGATGAAGCCGTGCATTTAACGGTTGAATATTTCATTGCCATGCTGAAGCCCTCAGTTGTTTGGTTTGCGGTATCTCCCGCCGCTGAAATAATAGTACGCTCTACTGACGAAACCGTCAATATGATTCAATCCAAAAACTGAATTTTTTTGCATCCTGGCGCAAATCGTTATGCCCCACATCCATCAGATGTTGCGCCAACCATGTTTTACGTTGAACAATGTCCTGAGACGGTAACCGTGTGAAATCCACGCATTGTTCAGCCATCAACCTGTTTTGTTCACGTTTAGCGCGTGATAACTGGTCTTTCATTGCCTCACATGCTTCACCATTCCACATATCCTGGCCGAATTTCCTGATGAACTGTTGACACTCTTCACCCGCCATCACGCCTTCGGTGAGGTATGCGTTGTACCGCGACGCATCGCACGCCAGCAAAATGGACGACCAAAACAAAGTGCAAAACACCAGAATCACCAGCCACACAGTACGACGCGATACCTTATCCATTGCGAACCCCTTCTACGAAATGATTTGCTCAACAACTTTACCGTTGATGATAATACGGGTCACATGTGACCCATCCAGACGCGCCTGGTCATACAGGCGTGACATGTGTGTCAGGGCGTCAACCTCTGACATTTTTTAGTCAACTCCACAAGTGTAAGATGTGATTTCATTACCATTACCCCTCCAGCGCATCATATGCGCGTTCTTTAAGTTGATACCGATGTTGTGCTAAGAGTGTTTTCACCCGCAGAAAAGCGTTTTCAATTTCGTCAGTCACACCAACTTTTTTAGCAAGCTGGTACGAATTTTCAAGCATCGACTCAACGGCTTCAGCTTGAGCAACACGCGTGTGAAGACGTGCGACTACTTGTTTAGTTGTCATACACTATTTCCTATTTGACATTAAAGTGATACGACATGTTGCGACCATACCCACAAGGCGACAATAATCAGCAATCATGTCCTCTGTGGCATAACCCTGAACATCAGCGATGTTTTCAATGTTACGCATCGCCTGTTCAATCAGCTGAATTGTCAGTTGATTCACTGGTTCATGGTCGAACGATGGGCTAATAGCCCGGTACATTTTTGACGCACCTGGTAAATCCAGGCTCACTGTCACAATTTGGGTCGGGGTCATGTCATTCACCTTTCGGGATGCCGCAAAGTGCGTTCAGGTCATCCGGGCTGATAGCTAAACCGGTGCCAGTTGTTACGGGTGCCGGGCTTTCCGGCAGCAACTCTGCCGCAGCGGGCCACGCTTCCAACAGCCGCTTAACCGTGGTTACAGACTTCAGCACCGCGCTAACGGTTTTCACTAACACGGTTTCACGCTCATTTAACATACTCTGTTCAGTGGCGAGTTTGTCAGCTTCATCTGCGATAGTCACGGCAGGCAGCGTAACCCGCCAGTACGGCACCCATGGCCCGCCGTCGCTTACACGCGGGATATTGAGGTGCGTTTCTACGTGAGCGTTTTCCGCGCCGTTCATCCAGAAACGGCGCACTTGCCCGGCCACGTTAACGTCAAAATACGTATTGCCGCCGGTGTCGCGTGACAGTGACAGGCTGATAAACTTACCCGTACTGTTATCCATACTGTCACGATTTCCGCGTTCGAATGCACTAAACTGAGCGTACTGCTCGGTCAACGCCGCGTCACTCGTACCACACGCAGCAAGGCACATCTGCCGTACTTTTTCAGCCAGTGCTGCCCGGCGGTCAATCAGGGATTTCTTGGCCTCGGTGATCCCTGATGTCTCCAGGGCTTTATCAAGGATGGTCTGACGCAGCGTGGCATTGAGTCGGGTCTTTTGATCAATCATGTTATTTTCCTGTTTGGTTGGTTTGCGGTGTGTACCGCCGTTGAAATAACAATACACTCTACTGACGAAACCGTCAATACATTTTATCAAAAAAAAAACCCGCCCCGTTATGAGGCGGTGGCGGTCATCATGCTCACATCACCCTGAGCCAGTGAATATTGCCGGGCAACTTCCACGGGGCTTTCCAGGTTAGCGTGGATATGACCCACTTTGATGTATAACCGTGGTTTGCCACCATCTATCATTATCACATTGTTTACACGCCCATCCTTAAGCGCCGGGTGCCAGTCGTAACCCAATGACCGCATCAGGTCACGGCGTTTACCTGGTGGTATCTGACGGTCAGCCCGCATCAGTTGCAACAACCTGTCCAGGGCTTTACTACTGACCCATCCACCAGCAAACCCCTGACGCCCTTCGTCAATGGCTTCCATGATTTCTTGCTCCACACTACCCATCGATGCGGCAACCGCCAAATGCGTCGTGGATGTTTCCGGTGCACGCTGACAGTCAACAGCCGGGTTATAACCCACGGGAATTTTATAATTCTCGAGGTAGTGTGTCACATTGGCAAACCCACCCTCATGCTTGAGCCAATCGTACAATTTGGGGAAGTAATCACCGTTCATACCGTCCCGGTACAGGTCAACCGCTTCTTGTTGGTTGGTGAAGAACACACAGAACCGGCGGTCGTTGAGCGTCTTTTTAACAGCGTTTTTATGGTTGCTGTTAAAGATAAAGTTGGCACACAGCCGGTGCATTGTCTGGTCTTGCTGCATTGCCCGCCGTGCCAACCGTTCACCGGTAATCATCGGTTTCAGCACTTCGATCAGTTCCAACTTTTGTTCGGGTACGTAAATATCTTCAACGCCGATAAAAATCTTATCAAACAGCCAGGCGTTGAACTTCTCACCGATTTCTTGCGCCGGTGGCATGTGGCTGTAACGTTCACCGATTGCTGCCATCACACATAAGGTGAATAACGTCTTACCGTTACCCTCAACACCCTGTATCAGCGGTGCCCATTTAAATTTGGTGCCTTTGTACTGCACACAGGCGGCCATGTACGAAAGTAAAATTTGTTGGTCATTCTCATTGGGTAATGATTTTTGTAGGTGTGTCAGGAACGGCGTCACATCACCCGGTACAGATGGAATAGTTACCGGCACGTAGGTGTTAACCACACGTAACCCATCTTCTTCAGTGATGCAACCTTGTGCCAAATCGGGACGGAACGTAGAGCGGTCAACTTTGGGGAACATTACACCCTGGTTTTCCGTAAACGCTTCCCAGGCTTTTTTTGTGGTCTTTTCGTTGGTGTCATCCAGCGTGAATACGTAACCGCCATACATGGCGTTAAACTGTTCCGATTTAAGCATTGAACCGTTAGGTGTCAAAATGCGATGACTGTCCGCAACGTACACACACCCTTTGAAATGCTCAATAAGCTGTGCTTGTCCCATAAATTGAAACCCTGTACGTAACACAGGTGTTGCAGCCTCCACCACCGCTGTTACCGGCACAATCTCAATCGGTGCGCCCACGCTGTAATAGTTGGTCTGGCGAGACGTTGCGCCACAAATGGTACGCTGCATGTAAGATTTATGGTCATCCCATTTAGCGCGTGCCATAGCTGACTGGCGCATTAATCGTTCAATACGCTCACAGTTGGCGCCTGTCCAGAATGCCAGATGTTGCGCCAGCGCTGCATCAGCGCTTGACTCATCAAATTCACGGTCGGGGTCAGGATACGCGCCGGATAACACTTCAACATTGCGCGTCCATAAATCTTTGGCTGATGCTTTGGCACCGAACACACCTTGTGCGGATTTGGTGGATAGCATTTTTTCAATCAGTCGTGCGTCATCCTCAATAGGGCAACTTCCCTCCACGTGGGTGGTCGTCCATCCAGAATCAGTCAGCGCCTCTTCGTATGGAAAGTATCGGGCGACCACACGGTTAAATGCTGCGTCATGCACAGTGGACACATCACCCACAATACTGGTACCCGTGAGCGCGATGAAACGCCGTTCAGTGTAACACTCGATACCCAACGGCACATTCTTACACGCGTGGGGCACAGGCGTACCCGACAGTTTGCCCAGGATGTGTAAGCCGGTATTTGATTGTGAAATCTCTACAGCAGCACCGGCGAAATCACCGCAAAGTTCGTTTGCCAGTGATGACCAGTTACCGTCAACCAATGCACCATCAATATCAATGAAAAAGAACGGGTCGTGTTTGGTGAGGATAAATGCCACCCCCCAACCGGTGCCGCGCCGTGCCGCTTCAGCGCAAGCCACATCAGCCGTGATCCAATGCTGGGAGTCATGAGCATCAACCATTACCCCATTGATGTTACAGGGGAATTTATCCATTTTACCCGGTTTGCGCTGTGATGGAGCAAGTTTATACAGCATAAATTGCGCGTAGGGAGCCATGCCCCCCAGCGCCAGGGGGAATTGATTCATTGTTATACCCTTGTTACAGGAAGGTTTTCAGTGCTTTACTTTTGAGTGCTTCAGGTGCCTCGCGTGCGATTTCGTTACCCGCCGCTAAACCCTGTGCAATGATTTTCAGTTCTTCACACTCAATAGCACGTTTGATAACGGCGTCACGTAAGTCACCGATGGTTTTGAAATGCCAGCTTACGCTACCCGTGGACACCCCCGCTTCTTCCGCCACAGAGTCACGGCGGAGGTTTTGCAGGCCGTTGTGAACAACCATGTCAAATGCGGTGTCCAGGATGCGTTTGTATGTCACTTCAGCCCATAGGAATTTGATGTTATCAAAGTGAGTTTTGATAACACCTTTATCAATACCAGACGCCGCCGCCACGGATTCATATGTTAATACTGAACTACCTTCAACAGATGCCAGGTCATACGCTGCATTTAAAATTCTTTCACGTGTCATTTTTCAAATCCTTCAGAGTAATATTCAGCAGTATGACATGATACTGACGGGTTAGTCAACAACTGGCGGTTCTGGTAGTGGCATCCAGTGGGTTACGCGCCCACGCCATAGCGTATACTCTGACATCCACTCATTGTCGTATTTCTCCCATTTGTAATGCATATCGAAAATCATTTCACCATAAGCGGTAAACGCAATCACTTTGCTATTTTCTTCAGGCATTTCATCACTACATTTAATCCACTCGCTCATATAGACCCTTCACCATTTGCAAATGCGAAATCACCACCCAACGAGATAACAAGTTGGCCGAATTTCAACTGTGCTTCTTCACGCCCTTTACCCGTGTATTTCCAGCCCGGTTCCTTAATCTCACGCGCCAGGAATTGTCCAATTCGATGACCCACCATTTCAGGCGTGATAAGAACGGGTCGAATACCAATCAGGTCTGACGATTTGATACGCTTGTTCATCTCTTTAGACTCATTGCACAGACCATAACGGACGGGTACGCCGCGTTCATCTTTCAACGCACCCACGTTGTTACGCCATAATCTGCACCCCGCCTTGGACGCCTCAAGCCGTATGTCTTGCTGCACACCCGCTTCAGACTGTTTGCCGTCTGTTACGCGTGGTATATCTTCATCAGTACCCAATAACTGATACAACTCCCCCATTGCGGCGGGGGTGATACCGTGGCGGATAGCCCATTGTGTGATATTGGTCATTGCATCCCAATCCTCTCTCTCAGTTCATCAGCTTCTTTGGCTTTGAGCGCTTGTGCAGCGAGCCAGTCAATACCATATGTTAAATAAAATTTGCGAAATATTTCGCTGTTACTCAACCCTTCCGCACGGCGATAACCCGCCCACTGCGCTAAAGTATGGTCTAGTTTGACGAGTGCGTCAATACGCCTGTACTGTCGACCCACATGTGCCATAACACCCACATCTGGCACATTTTGCGCGGTCAGTCTGTCACGCATATCTGCCGGTTCTTCCCGGGCGTGTTGCACGTCTGAACGCATCCGGGCAAGTGTGGTTTCATCCAATTCATACAAGTCACCATCCACACAATCTGGACCACTGCGTGTAGCGGGTACCGGAACAGGTTCACCACAATCCGGGCACGCATCCAGGTAACGTTCGTAAACCGCTGTACAGGCAACACACACACGTACTTTCGATGGTTCACTCTTACCCGTGCGTCTGTCACGCCGGTCAAGTGTCCATTCGCGTGGTGCATCGGGTAAGCCGTGGCGCATCACGTTTGACACCGCATCGATAATTATCGCGTGGGTTTTGCCTTCAAATACCCTTAACGCCCGACCAAACATTTGTGCATAATGGGCATAACTTTCTGTGGGTTTGCCAAAAGAAACCACCTCAACAGCGGGGATGTCTACACCTTCACCGATTAACGAGTCATTGACGATTTGAAGAATCTTACCGGATTTCAAATCGCGCACAGCTTGCACACGTTCAGCGTCAGTGTTACGCCCGGACAACGCAACAGCAGGCACACCACGCTTGCGGTATTCTTCTGCCACCTCTTCCGCCGTGTCCACCCCAACAGTGAAGGTGATGCCACGCTTACCCGGGCATATCTTGAGGTAGTGACTTACGATGTCACCCACAATATGTGAACGGCCAATTTCCGCTTTCAACTCTTTTTCTTTGTAGTCCCCCGTGGATTTGCTGGTTTCAACATTTTCCAAATGTAAATCAGTGGGCGGGCAATAAATTTTGTATTTGCTCAGGTAGCCGTTGTCGATTAGCCAACTCATTTCAGGACCAAGCACCATTGCATCACCGTATCCATCCGTTGCACGGGATAACCCCTGACCATCTGCCCGGCATGGTGTCGCCGTGGGGCCAAGGCCGCGTGCACCAGCATCCATCAGCGGGGTTAACACACCGCCCCATGTCTTTGATTTTTTGGTGGCATGGTGCGCCTCATCCTGTACGACCGTAAGACGACCACCAAGTTGTGCCAGTTCTGCCACTTTTGCCGGGCGCATGGATTGAACGGATGCAACAATAACCCGTGAATTTGGGTCGTAAAAATTACTCCCATAATTCTCCATGTGTAAACGTGTGGCGAATTTGATAGCTGACCGGGCGGCAATGATTGCGTGGTGTACCTCCATGCGTGCCATTGTGTCACTTAACTGTGTTATCAATTCCTGGCGGTGTGCCAGCACCAGCACGTATTGCCCACGGTCACGCTCCCGTTTCACGATTTCGGTAAGCGTCATACTTTTACCGCTACCCGTGGCGCTGACCATCACCACATATTGATTGCCCGCATCCCATTCCGCGTACACATCGGTGATTAATTTCTCCTGGTAAGGGCGTAATTTGGGGGTCATAAGAGTGGCTCCGCGTCCGGGTTGCGCTTAAAATATGCAGCGTAAATCTGTTGTTCCGAGTAATAAACCCCCTTATGAGTGGTGCCGGCACAAACTTCGTCAAAAAAACCATAACCCATTACCGTTATGAATTCCCATTCAGGCATTTGTGAGAGCATGTTTACTTTGTTATTGAATTCCTGGGTTTCTATCATTTCGGTGATTAAATGTCCCAATGGTGTCATCAAAACCCCTCCAGTGTTGAAATGGCGCGGTCAATGATTGATTGAAGTTTTTCAATCTTTTCACGTAACTCTTTGTTTTCATTTTCCAACGCGTGCAACTGTTCAATCTCACGCAGCGCGTCAGCGGTGTCACGTTCAAAATCACCCGGGTAAGATGCCCGCATACCAGGCACGTAATGTGCCTCAATCAGCCGCATAATGTCGTATGTCATAATTTTATTCCGGTTAGTGTTGACGATGTGGTCAGTATGCCGTACCATTCACATCACTGTCAACAAACAAGGTGAAACAAACAATGAGCATCTCAATTACCGTACCAAACGATGACCACGTGGCATTGCGTGCAATGGCTAAAGCACTGGAAGAAATCGCCGTGGCGCGTGGTGCACCAGGCAAGGAACCAGTTGTACACGATTTGTCGTTTAAACTGAATATCGATACATCCGAGGCAACCGCTGCACTTGAAAAATTACGTGATAGTACGAAAGACTATCCACATGATGAAGTCGCGGAACGTATTAGCACCGCCCGTGAAGAACTGGAACAAGCCGCCCCAGCAATGTTGGAATCTATCACCGATGAAGAATTGGATGATTTTTGTCCACCACCGGCAAGCGATTCAGCCGGTGAACCGTGGGACGCTCGTATCCACGCTGAAAGTAAGTCGCTGAACAAAGACGGTACCTGGCGCACCCGCCGCAAACCAAAAGACATGGATGAGGTGGAATGGTTGGCGCTGGTGAAAGAGGTTAAAGCGGAGTTGTCAGAGGGTACGTTTTATTGGTGTCACGGAGAATCTGACTCAACAGGCTTCTGTGCGTCTCGCAAAGAGTTGAATGATTTGATTGACTCTGGGGCGGGTTGTGTCAGTGAGATCACAAAGGAAGAGTATGAAAGTCTTAATGCTGAACCACCTGTGGTGTCTGCCGCTGACGTGTTCCACATTGATACAGGTGAAGTGACTGAACAACAGGTTGTGTCTATCCCCGTGCCGCCTCTGCCACCTATCCCGGTACCACCTGTACCGGTAGCCGCTGATGTTGTCACAACGTTTCCACAGTTGATGAAATTCCTGACTGAGAAACACGGCAAGCTGAAGGTTGAGGATGTGAATTCGGCGGTAATGCGTCAGGGGTTAAGCACCATTCAAGACCTGAACCAGAAACCGGAACTGATCCCCTCATTTGTAGCCGATATTAAAAACATGATTGGTGAGTGATATGTGGAGGAATAACACCATGTGGTTGAAAAAAGCATTACTAAATCAGAAACAATACAAATCTTTAAGTTGGTGGGAAAATTTCATGTCAGGTCATGTGAGCGTCGGCCCATTTACCGTTTATGGTGAAAATGCTATGCACTGGGCAGTAAATATCCGTACAAAAAAGTGGGGGTATATTTGTTTCCGCTTACCGTTACGTTGCTTTGGTGAATGGTGGCCTGTTTATTTCTACATCTCACCAAATGGTACACCGGGGAAAGCGATTTATTGTATTCCTAAAAAATACAAGGATTATTAATGAACACCGTACAACCACCCAAACCATCCGACGCGCTCCAATGGATGAAATGTAAAGGGTCGTACCGTGCGCAACAAATTTACCCCGGCTTGCCGGGGGATTTATCCCAATCAAAAATGGAGGGGCGAGCCTGTCACGAAGTGGCACAAAAATTGTTCAACAATGAACCGTTCGGAGACATTGTGGGGAGTATGTCTAAAGATGGGATAATCATCACACAGGAGTTATTTGAAGCCGCCCGGGAGTATTACAACGATGTGTGGGCTTATTGCAACCAGCATGGTTTAACAGGACAGTGGAACGTTGAACAAACTGTATCGCTTGACCATCACATGTCAGGGTGGTTCGGTATCCCTGATGCATGGGTGCGTAATGGTGCGCTTAACCACCTGGTGATATGGGATGCAAAATTTGGTCACGAAATCATTGAACCGTTTGAGCATTGGCCCATGATTTTATACGCAAGCGGTATCATTCAAGCAGGCGAAGGGTTTGAACCGGATGTTATCGAATTTCGCATTGTCCAACCGCGTGCATTTGCACCAGGTGGTACCGTCCGCAAATGGGCTATCACAATGGACGAGCTGGCGAACTATTTAACGCAGCTTGAAAATGCGTTGGCTGATGTGATGTTACCTACTCCAATCTGTACGACTGGTACACAGTGCAAACATTGTACCGCCAGGGCGCATTGTGATGCGTTGCAGCGTGTCAGCTATGAGGGGATTGACTATGTGACAGATTTGCAGACTCATAACCTCAGTGGTCACGCGCTGGGGGTAGAATTAAAGCTGTTGCAGCGTGCACACGACATGATAAAAATGCGTCTGACCGGTCTGGAAGAACAGGCGTTACATGAAATTAAGACCGGTAAAAGCGTGACATTCTTTGACGCTAAACCCACTGTGGGGCGTAAGCGCTGGCGTAAAGGTGTACCGGTTGAAGAGATTATCATGATGGGTGATTTAATGGGGGTGGACATGCGCAAACCCATTGAACTGGATACCCCGACGCAATTAGTTAAAAAAGGTGTTGACGAGTCCGTCATTGACCAGTATAGTGAAACTCCAAGGACAGGTGTGAAACTTGTTCAAATCGATGAAAAATCAGTAGCTAACATTTTTAAACATAGAGGGTAACAAAATGATTGATGTATTATTCCCGGAAGGACGTTTGGTTTCAGGTCATCCGATGATTGTTTTTACTCCGACCGATAAACACGGTAAGCCGAAAACCAAGCAAGATGGTGTAACACCTGCTACCCAATGGTCAATCGGTGTTGCCATCCCGAAAAACGGCCAGGATTGGAAAGCGACACAGTGGGGTCAGCAAATCGTTCAAGCAGCACAAGACCCGGTTGAAGGTTATTCACTGGCTGAAACCAATAGCCCATATTTCAGTTGGAAAGTGACAGATGGTGATTCCACCATTCCGAACAAAAAAGGTAACGTTCCGGTTGAACAGGAAGGGTACAAAGGGCATTGGGTTGTGTTTATGTCCACGCAATTAAGCGCTCCAAAGTGCTACCACAAAGACAAATACGATCCAATGCAACAGATTCAGAACAAAGACGAAATCAAAAAGGGTGATTACGTCCGGGTGTACTGCAACGTAAAAGGTAACAAGCCATCCGACACCCCTGGGGTTTACATCAACCCGTCAATGGTTTCACTGGAACGTGTGGGTGAACCTATCGCCAGCGGTTACAGTGGTCCGGCGGCTGCGGATGTATTCGGCGGCGGTGCACTAGCAAGTGTTCCGGCTGCACCAGTTATGCCCAATGCACCCGTGACCCCACCGCCACCGGCGACTGATTTGCTGGCAGTACCACCAGCGCCGCCGGTTGAAGAGAAGTACAACGTCAACGGCACTGTGTACACCAAGTCACAGTTACTCAGTTTCCCGGGCTGGACGGAAGCAAACCTGGTCGGCCTGCCACGCGCATAATCACAATGCCCCGGCGTAAGTCGGGGTTAATTAAAGGAGTCATGACATGATTCAATTTAATTAACACACTCAAAAATTCCGTGAGTTTGACGAAAAGTTGGCAGAGCTGGAACGTGAAACGCGTCAGACTGAAGAAAAACGCCGGGAATATATTAACCGGAACAATTTAAACCGTTACACAAAGGGGTGAATAAAATGACTTTCGAGGTGGGACAAGAAGTAAAAATAAAATTCAATCCATACAAAGCAATCATTGTGCGAATAGTTGGTGATGAAATATTCCTACAATGGCACAATGGGAAAAATCTTTGCGGTACAGTAGTGAAGAAAGAGGATTTAATTTAAACCGTTACACAAAGGGGTAAAGGGTTATGGGTATTTGTCAACCGTTCAACGTGGGTGATGTGGTACGCCTGAATAGTGGGGGTCCTCACATGACTGTGCGTCACGTTGAAAATGATTTTGTAGAAGTGATGTGGTTTGGTGCACACGATTCAATTAACGAACACGTGTTCATTTTCGAAATGTTAACACGGGTGACAGAAAAAGGGTAAACGATGAAACTATCAAATGAAAAAGCACAACAATTCCTACTTCGCGGCATTGTTGATGAAATGGGGTCTGAACGCCGTGCACAATTTGAGACATATGTCGAAAAATTCAAAAAAGAATTCGATGATGCGAAAAAAGAAAGCGAAGAAAAAAAAGTAACATATGTCCTTGCTTTTACATATTTCTCATTAGAATTGCAACAAGAATCTTAAGCCCCTCACGGGGCTTTTCTCACTGTGAGGATACCATGCACTACTTATCACAATGTGACACCACTACCGGGTGCGGTAAAACGTACCCGGCTGACATGAATAAATGCCCACACTGTGAGGCTGACAGCGCTTTTTCCAGCCCCGCACCGGTTGACCCGAAATGGTGGGGTTATGACATCGAAACTTACCCAAACATTTTCACCGCCTGTTTTATCCACGTTGCCACGGGGATGGAATTGGTGTTTGAAATCTCTGACAGGTTGAACCAACAATCTGAACTTGTGGAATTAATGTTTAATTTGGGGCGTAGTGGTGCCTGGGGCGTTGGGTACAACAATCAATCATTCGACTACCCGGTTTTACATTGGATCGCACACAACCCAGGTTGCAGCGTTGCTGATATTTACAACAAGGCACAGGAAACAATCCGCGCGAGTAATGGTAACCGATGGGCGGTAATGGTATGGGACGACCAACAGGTTTTCCCACAGCTTGATTTGTTATTGCTGAACCATTACGACAATAAAGCCCGGATGACCAGCCTGAAAGCGCTGGAAGTCGCTATGAAATCACGCAACGTTAAAGATTTGCCCTACCCCGTGGGGACAATGTTGAATGACACGCAAAAAGAACACCTTATCACGTATAACAAGCATGACGTGCGTGAAACGATTATGTTCATGATGCGTTGTTTGAGCGCCATCAAATTTCGTGAAGAATTGTGTGTTACCCACGGGCGTAATTTCATGAACCATAACGACACTAAAATCGGTAAAGATTATTTTGTTATGGAACTGGAAAAAAACGGTGTCCAGTGTTTCGACCGTTCCAGTGGGCGACGTGTACCACGCCAAACACCACGTGACAGTATCGCTTTCAAAGATGTGATATTCCCGTACATTCATTTTAAACGTCCTGAATTTAATGACATCTTGGAAAAATTCAGAGGCAAAACCATTTATAAAAAAGAAATGGATGAAATGGAAAAGGAAGCTGGTAAAAAAGATTCACTGGTGACCAAAGGTGTTTTCAAAGATTTGGAATGTACCATCGACGGATACACCTTTGTGTTTGGTGTTGGGGGTATCCACGGGTCTGTTGAATCGCAGGTGGTTGAAACAACCGATACATACCAACTGGTCGATGTGGATGTGTCATCAATGTACCCCTCAATAGCGATTGTAAACCGTATCTACCCTGAACACCTGGGGGAGAAATTTTGCGACATCAACCAATATTTCTTCAATGAACGTATGCGCGTGGGTAAAAAAACCACGGGAGGGGCGGTGTATAAGCTGTCAATGAATGGTGTGTATGGTGACAGCAACAACGCATACGGACCGTTTTACGACCCCAAATACACGATGACCGTGACAGTCAACGGTCAATTAATGCTTGCGATGCTGTGTGAAAGCCTGCTTGAGGTGGAAGGTTTGTCGATTGTGCAAAGTAACACAGATGGTGTAACGATGCTGTGTCCACACGCTAAGCTGGATGAAATGCGTGCCCGGTGTAAACAGTGGGAAGGTATCACCAAGTTAGAGTTGGAAGAGGTGTTGTATAAACGGATGCCAATCCGTGATGTAAACAATTACCTTGCCATCGACTACAAGGGGAACGTTAAACGTAAGGGTGCATACGAATACGACTACCAGTGGCATCAAGACCCCAGCGCGCGCATAGCACCAATGGCGGCTGAAGCGGCGCTAGTGCACGGTAAAGACATTCGTGAATTTATCACTTCACACCGTGATCCGTTTGACTTCATGTTACGTGCCAAAATCCCCCGGGGTTCAAAACTGGTCATGCGTTGGCCTGAGTGGAACGTTGAACAAGAACTGCAACACACTACCCGTTATTTCATCAGTCGTATCGGTGGGTCACTGGTTAAAATCAGCCCGCCAACGGAAAAGCCGGGCACCTGGAAACGTAAAGCGAAAGTGGCAGATGAAACGTATTACGCCGTCCTACGTGAAATTGCAGGTCAGGAGGGTGATAAAGACGCCAACGGTACACCCTGGGACGCTCGTATTCACACGGGGAATAAGAGCAAGCATGATACCCGTGAGCTGTCTCTTTGCGCAGGCTGGCGCGTCACTGAGTGCGCTGACGCAGGTGAATTTGACTGGAGCAACCTGAATTACGATTGGTACATAGCCGAGGCTGAAAAATTGGTGTTACCTCTGTTGACGAACTCGTCAAAGTAACATATAGTCACTTCACCAAATACGAGAGGGTTTGAAAATGACTGTTAAAATGTATCGCGGAATTGACAATGATGGTATGGATTCGCTGTTTGCGGTGAAAGATGGGAAACATATTGCATCATCTTTATATATTGGGGTATTTGACAGTTGGTTGACACCCGAAGGCTTCGGTAATTTTACCTATTGGTTGAACGATGAAATGAATGACCAACACCGTGACATCATTGACAGGTGTACGATGATTTGGGAACGTTGAAAGAAACCCGGCTCACAAGGCCGGGTCATTTTTGTTGGATTCAGCAATTTTCATTTCTTGCTGTAACCGCCAGCGCATCTGTTCAATCTCCAAACGCGCTTTTCTGGTGTCAAATCTCATTCTGTTCAGATGCACCATAATCAGTACAAGCGAAAGAATGATACCTGTGACCGTCGCAAGTTTACCAATATCATCAGGTAACCAATCAAGCCAGGTCGTCGTCAGACCCGCGCCGGTGGTACCCGCTGCTACTGTTGCTCCTACCCTTCCGTCTGCGATAAAGTTCATGGCGTTTTCTCGCTTTTAGATACCATTCCACAACCTGAATCAACATGAGAACGATGACCAGTGTGGTCGATATGAAACGCAAAACCTCCCACATCTGCACCATCCTTTTTCAGTATCACTACAATTGCAACCGTGTAGAAAACACCGAAAAGCCCCACATACAAATCAGGCGGCTGATACAGATACCATAGTAACCAGCCTAGCAGGTTAAGCGCCAATGAGACAACGCTTAATAGCATCATATCGAGTGCTTTTCGGGATATTCCGAAACGAAAAAGCAGCCCTGTCACCGTGAAGTCACAAAGGGCTGCCGCAATGAAGTAAATAGAACCGTCCATGTTACCGCAAAGAATGTTAAAAAGAGTCGCAGAGACTACAAACAAAAAAGATGCTTTGTGCGGCTTTACTAACAATGATGCGATAAGCAAGACGTAAATCATTTAGGTTTCTTTACCTTTGCCTTGCCACCCGCATCTACTACTTTGGGTTGTGATTTTGCTTTACCACCTGCATCACCACCGCTCACTTTGCGTTGCTTTCCGTTTCCACCAGCCATGTAAAACCTCATTGATATGAATAAGAGTCGTCCTATTCTACAACGTTAGCTGGCTTATCGCAATTAACAGCCCACTTCTCATTATGTGCCAGTATTGCGCGTTTGGTTTGAGGGTCCAACACTGTGATGTCGTTCTCAGTTACGTAAATGGGTTGTACCCAATTGCACGCTGTATCCACAACTACAGGGTTATTTACGTGTCCATTTGTTGCGCAACTGGCTATCAATATCACTGTCGGAAGAGTTATTAACAGTTTGGTCAACATGTGCGGCCTCTTTGCTAACGGATGTCTGGCGTTCAGCGGCAGCCTGTGCGGCCACCACATCGGCTTTTGCCTGTTGTTCGTTGGCTGACATTTTACCTTTCGACTTCCCCCAGCCAAAAGCCGCTGCGATAGCGACCAGAAATGCGACAACAGCACCACCCCACAGAGTGAAATCAGTCATAATTTTCGCTCCAGTTGTTTACGTTCACTTGCAAGTTTTTTCTGTTTTACAAACTGCGACAGAATACCCATCGCCATCATGAACGGGCCGATAAAACTGACAGCACTTGGTGGCAGAGTGGATTTCACATCATCAGGAAGCGCTGACCACATTGTGATCGTCGCATCAGGGAGCGCTTGACAAACCGCTGTCAGAATTGTCCCCACAGAACCCAACCAAATAGACCACGTTTTAAACAGCAATTTAGCGTGTGTGACAAACTCCAATTTGGTATATTTCTGCACCAGCATTAACACGACAACCGCCAGCAATACCACCACCAAAAAACCGAGAACATAAACCATTTTCACACCTCCACGCGGTTAGCTATCCAACCATTAATGAACTTCCGCTGTGTGGGATTACTTTCTACTAATTCGACATATCTAACACCCTGTAGGCAGTTAAGTACCTTAACAAGTATAGATTCGGCGTTGTTACGCGATTTCAAATAATCTGTCACCGCCTGTCGGGTAGCTGACCCCAGTTTACCGTCAACTACCAGGTTGGAACCGTACAAAGCATTGATGGCACGTTGTAAAAATTTGGTGGCGGTAGATGGTCCCATGTTAACACCGGTGTCAAATAATTCAGCGGCAACGGGTGATGGGAAAGTGTTAAAGCCTGGTTTAATCAGATATTCATTGCGGTAAATATCCTTTGCAGTCTGCAACGAAAGGTCGCGCATTGAACCTTTGTAACCGTTGGCACGTGCTGTAGCGATGGTAATGCCGTAATTAGTTTCCCCGCCATTATCGGACGGGTCATTAACATAACCACCTTCAGCTTTAACCGTGGCATTGATAATATCGTCAATATTCATCATGATGGTTCCTGTGGCCATTCAACAGCATCCTTCGATGAGGTATCAATAGCCTGTACGCTGTCCATGTAATCAAGCCACGAATTAAGAGATTTTTCCTCTGCGCTTGTTAATTTTCGACCTAGCAGCAATTTGGTTTGCCAACCTGACACATTCAATGCTGCTTTGGACAGCAAAGAGCTTTTGATAAACTTTTTATCCTCAGTTGTTGGCAGATTAACTTTACCCGGGCCTTCGCTAAGTTTTTTTCCCGAATACTGCGTATTAGGTCCGACAGACTCATAATCGGATACGGTAAGTTCGAAAAGTTTTTTATCAGAACTGTATTTTTCAGCTTCTTCTTCCGAGAAAGCAATAAACATACCATTTACATATTTTTCTGAATCCACGGAAATAAAGTAACGTAATTGGAATTCCTGCTGTTCATTCATGGTTTCATCGCTCATCAGTAAATCGCCAATAAGTTGACGTTAAGAGCGGCACCATTGTTGAAAATGCCGCAATTAGAAAAACCCACCCCGTTTAACCAACATTGGAAAGGACCGTTGATAGCAGTGATGAACACTGCGGGTGGGGAAAGAAATGTTGCCGGATAAGTCCACGTTGTTGCGGCGTTGGCCGCCAAACTGAGATTTTGGCGGCACCACATTGGACCACCAGGTAACCTAACCCACGCTCCATTCCCATTGTTCCCTGACTGGAACTGGTCAAGCCTTACCGCTTGTGTGCCGAGAGTGGCACCACCAACACTAAAAGGTGTGAACTGGTTGCCGCTGATAGCAGCATAACTTTGAAGCACAAAGTTTAAACGGTCGTTATTCACCCCGTTGGTACCTGTACCACTGTTTGCCATCGCAAACGCTTGAGACGCATTACCATTCCGAGTCGCATAGCCGCCCAGAACAAAATTCAAGCGCTCATTGTTCACTGCGTTATTGGTAGCACTTGAGTTTCGGACAGCAAAATCGTTAGCAACGTTACCATTTTTTGCAGCAAAAATGGATTGTGCGGCAGAAAAATATTGACTTGCCCCCACGCCATCCACTTGACCGTTGGCATTAATTCCGGCTGCTGAAAGAAGGCTACTGAAAAAACCATCCCAGTCATTTGACCAATCAGCCTCAAAATATGACCCGTCCTGTGCGCCTGGCGCACTGCGGTTTTTAAAAGCACCTTGTGGGTGTTCTACTGATGGGTTTTCAAAACGACCAGGGTACCTTTCATTACGTTTAATCGCCACTTTTACACTCCTATAAACCCGACCGCTTGTGCTTCAGGGTCGCCAAACTCTTCAGAGGTGTCCCCGGATTGTACATAACCGTAACCTTCCAGGAACCCGTTAAATTTCACACCTTGCGGTTTCGGAATCAGCGTTGAATTCAATAACGCCCACCGTTCCAACTCACTTATGTTACCATAGAATTCAATACTGAATGACATGTCTTCGTTATCCGTAATGCGTAAAACTTCCGCGTTAGGTAACAAGAAATTCATTCCGTAGATGATAGATTCAATGGAAGCGTCTGAATTATTCTTAATAATCTTGGATTTAATAACAAGTCTGTACAAGTCGTCTGACATCTGTGCATCTTGGTCAACGCTTAGCGCACTTGCCATTTGTGTACTGTCACCAAATTCCGCAGGGTTATTTTCCCATTCCGCACACATCGCGGGGTTTAAATCCACGGTGCCTGTGTAACTCCTGGGAATGACAACGATCCGTCCAATAATGTTAAGTTGTTCACCTTCCGCTGTGTCAATGTCATACATCACCCGCACAGCCTGTGCCGCGTCAGAAAGTTGTGTGGCAAGTGACCGGGTTATTTCATACCATGCTACAGCTTTGGGTTTATTCCGGTATTGCGCATAGATGCGTGACGGCGCGTCTGACTCATTACGGACATACCCATCATCCACGGTATTTTTAACAAAATATGGTTGGCCGAAAAAAATCATTGGACACCTTTGACGATTAAAGCCCCTTGCGGGGCTTGGTCTTTATTGTCACGCTGCTGTGTATAAAGCAGCCCATGACGCGGTGGTTTTGGTGGTGCTGTCGATACACGCGTATATCACACCCTGCCCAGATGTGGGGTTAGCGCCACAACGTTTCACCATTGTACCAACCGGCCAGGTTGCCGCCAATGGTAGATTCCAGTTTGTGACATCACGGCACATGCACCCATCTGTGCGCACAGCGTTGGTTGCAGCGGTAGACGGCATGGTGAGTTTACCAACTTGCACGTTATCCAACAGTTCAACAACACAGTTTGCAACGATGTCCATTGAACGAACCCAACCACCTTTGATGACCATGTGAGAACTAATATCACCTATGATTGCAGGTTTAGCCGCTACAGCACCACCATACGTAGCATCAGCACCCGCTGCAAGTGCGTCATTACCACCGTAGAACAAGCAATTCTGGAATATGGTCGGACCTTTTGCCCCGATAGCCTGCACTTGGTTATTATTCTGGGTACTATTGTTCACCGTAACTGGAATGAAGGTGTAAGGGGTAGCGTACGGCTGTGGCTTAGGTCTGGCCACATGCTGAACCTGCTCCATAATCATAACATCAGTGAATACATGACCACCGAAGTTGTCATTGGAATGGTTCAGTCGAGCGATACGGCCACCCGTTATTTTACAGTCCTGTGCGTTTGTACCCATGCGTAGCCCCGCCATAACTTCAGCAACGCCATTGATAGAATCAGCATACACATAGTTGCTACGACCTTGCAGGGTGAAACCAAGGTGACAGTCTATAAGGGTTATCTGACTTTCAATGGTTGCGTACCAATATACTCGACAACCAATGAACGTGATATGTTTTGCGGGTGCCGGACAATTCAAATAAGACGTTTGCATACCGACAAATGTTGTTCCGAATGATTCTGAAATAAACACGGAACCCTCCACCAGCCACCCATTAAAAGTGGAGTTGTTTGCCCCAATCCGAACAACCAAGTTAGTATCTAATTGTGCAACCCCATCAGTATCATTAACTGGGTTGGTTATTGGTGCACGATCAATGACAGCCTGACCAAAAACACTGTTACCACAAACAATAACATGACCATGTCCATTCGTTTCGTTTTGTGGTTTAGTGATGGTCATACGTTCCATATGGAGGTTGTCAATCTCACAACGTACCGTTTGTGAAATGTACAAACCATGACCAAATGCTTGTTCTGTCTGAAGACGTTTAATATGGGTTGCGTTGAAAGTGTCCGCTGTGCCCACAGATGAGTTACCAGATAACCGCATGCAATAAGAACCTGCTGACGCGTTATCCTCATGCCCACACAATTCAGCGGATAAACTCTCAATCGTTGAATCCCACGTGGCACAAACCCAAATGCCCGTGCCTCGGAATTTAAACGCCCGGAGAACACCGACTTGACCCCATGTCATTTTTACATAAATACCATTCATGTAGTCTGTAACAGGTGTTTTTCGAGATCCGTCGTTTTCTACAGCTAGGTAACCTTCAATATGAAAAGCCGTTAAACGCCCTTGTCCGTCAGTTTTTGACCGGTCGCCAAAACAGATTGCCCATTTTTCAGCGGCAGTTCCAGTAACACCTGTTGGGGCGACAAATTCAGCAGGGTTCACTTTAAAGGTGTTACTTCTTTCAGTTCTTAATACTGAAATGTGTGGGGTTGCATCATCGGAAAAAACAATCTCCGATTTAAGACGGGCATACGTACCAATACGAATATCACAAATGGGTTGGTCAAGTGCCCGCAAAGCCTCAATGTATGCTTTGAATTTCGGCACAATGTCAACTTTTGCCTTGTAATCCACACTAGTATAACCATAGTGAGCGAGTAACAAACAGTCTGTTTGCCGCTTCCAGCGCTTGCCACCAGCGGTCACAAAACACCAACCACCGTCATCAGCCGTGGTTGTGTCTGACGCGTCATAAACAAAAGTACCACCTGCCACAGGTCGTTGGGCGTCATATTGTTTCAGGTACGCTGTCTGACCATCTGTCGTGGGTTCGAGTGCACGTAACGCTGTAACGCTTGCAACAGCAATTTGTGTCCCACCACTACCTTCGCTACTTTGATTTACAGCAACCGGCGCACCTGTGGTTGCATCAAAGCCGAGAATCTTACCTTTACGGTTCGCGATAGACGGAATTTCTGCAATGCTTTCGGATGACCCCACACGGAGGGTACGAGCAAAATTACCAGTAACCGCGGTGTTGGTTGCATCGGTTTTCGTGTTTAAATTTGTGATACTTGTTTCAGCATTGGTGATCCGCGTATTGAATCCATCAACACCCAACACAGTTTGTGCGGCTACCTGTGTTGCCGATTTTAGTAAATCCTTACCGGTAACACCCGCATCGGTAATGCTATCGACAGTGGTTGATACCGAAGGGTCGAAAGGAGTAGGGACGCCGGATGAGTTAAACCCTAAGACTTTTCCCTTCATGTCTTCTAAATTGAATTCTTGTATCTGCGCACCACTAGTACGCACAGTACGTGCTAATAATGCTGGGACACCCCCAACTTGTGACTGAATCTGTGACTGAACTTCCTGTGTTGCCGCAAGAATTTGTGCGGCGGAATTAGCACTTGATGCGGCGGCACCTGCCTGTGTAATTGCAGAGTTAACAGCCTGTGCCGCTTGTGTTACAAGGCTGTCCACCTCGATAAAATTTGCGTCCAACTCTTTCCAGGTTAAAGAGCGGCCTATTTCTGTTCGCTTAATGGTCATACTAATGTCACCTTGATGTTGGAAGTTATCCACCGGGATAGCTCATTGTAATCTATTACAATGTTGGTTGTCCCACCATTTGCAGTCATTGATTGGACATAACTGTTACCGTATTGCCCAATCACTTTATTTATGGGGGTGTAAAGACTACTAAATGGTACTGTTTCGGCAATGTCAAAACCATCAACTTTAAAACCATATTCCGCTGGCACTAACCCACCCGTAGCGAAATCAATAAAAGCTTCCTGTATCAACTCTTCGGTATTTGATGGCAATGTCCCATCATTTTTAATCGTAATATTTAACAATATGTCAACATAATTGGGGCGGCTGAATTTTATTATTTTAGTGTTTGACGGATATCGTGGTGATGTTACCACCACGCTTTCGGCGCTACCTGCCTGGTGAAGTGTAGTGCCAGGACTTTTCTTAATGTAAATCGCCATAGCCACGTCTGCATCTGTACCACCATCGACCAATACCGAAATACTGTGTCGTGGTAATCCATATGGGTTGTCGTCAGAAACGGCTGAGCTGTCAGTGTCATTTTCATGAATTTTAACCCGACGAACACCCTCAACCGCGTATAACTCCCCATACATTGAATCAACCTGGTTATTACCGGGGCGTCCCACAGCTGTAGAACGTTTGACGCGTAACGCGGAGTCTTTTTCTTCAGTGGTACCAGGTGTTGCATTGGATGGGTTGTTAACAGACGATAAGCCACCTACAGTATCCACAATGCGTGTGATTGTGTTGGGGAGTGCCTCAGTTTGCCCGATAACCGTACAGGTTGCATCAACCACAGCCGCGCCGGTAGTATCCAATGTCCACATCTGGTCGAGTGTCCATTGTGTTCCGGTGGTCACAGACTCAAAACGTGTACCCGCTGGCACTGTGGTACCCGCCACACCTTGCAGCAGCAACGACACCGTGGACGCTGTACCATTGCTGCGTGTGGTACCGGTCAACGCTGAGATAACGTCAAGATCCATCCCTGATGCTTTATTGGGGTCTTTGGAACTGTACGCTTGTTGGATCACCTCATCCAACGCTGAAAAGATTTCAGCATCATGAGCGATTTTCAAACCGTCAGGTGTAGACGGGTCAAGGTTCCACGCGGGGTCGATGTCAACGTATAATTGTTTTTCTTCATCAAACCACTCGTTTTGAGTTTTTAAAGAGTAACCTTTCGAAGTTAACTCAGCCATTTTCAGTCACCGTCACAATGCCGTAAGATGTCAGAACACTGGCCGTCACTGTATAGACCCGTGCGTTAACGTTATCAAAATTTGTTGAAAAGCTTGTCAACCGGATAACCCCGGGTGAATTGAGAATACGGTTACGCAAAGCCGCTTCACGTGCGTTGACGTTGGCATTTTTACCCAATATCTGTTCAAACCACGGCGTGCCGTCTGTGATGTCCCGGAAATATTCCCCCAGGAAAAGCCGTAGTCGGGTCTTAATCGTTTGAGCGATTTCATCACGTTCACTGATGAACTGTGTTCCACTGGTAACAATATCACCGTTTTCATCCAACATACGTACTGTCATTGGTTCGGTCCTGTATTTGAGCCACCCGATGCCACGCCATTGTGTATATGTCCATCCAGTTCTTTACTGTTGACTTTTAACGATTTCGGTACAGACATATTACCATTTTTATCAATGGTTACGCCATTCAGTGCAATTGTCCCATCTGCTCCGCCTAACCGCACATAACCTTGACCATTGTTCATTTCAACCGATTTATCTTTTTTCAACCATACGTTTTGCGTACCATCCTGATTGCGTAACCGTATACCATTATTTTGAAAATTTGTAATAGCGTTAGGTTGTGAACGAATACCAGGAATGAACATTGCATCTTGTTGATGATGGAAGCGACCAATGGGGTTATCCGCAACACCCCCTGTTTGTTTCCACCCATCAATACAGCGTTGACTAAACAACACAATACCTTCGTCACCCGGGTTAATTTCAAACTCTACGGTGAAATCACCACCAGGGAAACACACCGGTACATCCACGATGGGTTTGGGTTCAAAGGTAACATTGTTAATGTCTACACGAACAATACCGATTTGAATTTGTGCGCGTTGTGTTTTTGGGTCAAATGTCAACACATGTCCCGGGATAGCGGTAAAAATAGACTTCTGTGCTTCAGTTGTGGCAACCCGAAGCACTTGAGAATTGGAAGTATTTTTATCACTGGTTGGCATCATCTCACCCGGTTTGATAGGCTTTGTGAAAATAATACACTAACGGGTGTTGACAGTCACGTCAAAACAAGGCTAAAGTAATAGCGCACAACAGGTAAGAGCATTGATTGAAACTGGAGCATGAACAGCTATCGGGCGGGCCTGAGAAACCTATTTCCCTGATAGATGTAAATTTAAATAATGCTCTTACCGTTGTGGTCGAGAAATGTTTGATCAGCGAGTATCGAATATAACCGGGTCGCTCCTGGGAAGGTGTAACACACCCACAACGCACAACAGGTAAGGGTGTTCGTCCCACACCAATCAATTAGAGATGAAATGTCGTGAATACCCTTACCTGTTGCGGAGTTACCATGTCGTCACCCGAACGGTCGTAAAAACGACGCTGGCGCGTAACCAGCGGTGACACGCAACACAAAACCTGCTACCGTGGGACAACCGGGCGAAAGCCGCCGGATAAACGTAACCGGCACACAACTGAGAAATCATTTGAAACCGGTTTGATCACCGGCTGGCCGAACCGATAAAGCCTTGCGTCCATTGCGGAGTACGAGGCACGGAAAGCCTAGGATTGACGCCATAACGTCATACCCCGAAAATGGTTTCTCAGTTGTGGTGAATGCGCAGGCTGATGCGCTTGAGTGGGGGAATGGTATACCCGACCCGAAAGGGTGCCGTATGTGAAATGACACATGCTGCCTTCCAGTGGGTGCGCTTAGCCATCTGTCGGTTCAAGTCCGACCTCAATAAGCACTGGATATGCCGGAGATCAGCGCCGGCCACCACAACACAAATAGATTACCCCGTGTTTGGTGTCCTGTTTGCCCTCGTAAGAGGGCTTTTTTATTTGGCAAATTTCGAACCACGTTTTAACGAATCTTCCACGCGGCCAGCCGCTTCCTGTTTTGTGACCGTACCATCCCGGTTTTTGTCCAACCCTGCGTTCTGGTTATATGTGCTGCTTGGTGATGTCCACAAAACGTATGATGATGGTTTGCCAATGGCTTTGGGCCACAGAACAGCCATATAACAATCTGCCAGGTTGCCTAACCGCCCTTTGTACTGGTTGAAATATTTCTCAACATAGTCCAACTGTTCAACAGCGCTCATTCTGCCAAGCGCTTGTGTGGTTGTACCTAGTGATATGGCGGTTGATTTGGTAAATTGAATAAGACCGGTGGCGCTACTCCCCGCCGCGTTTTTTATGCCGGGACTAAACGTGTTACCTGTCTCAAATGCCATGATTGCCATTAACCAGCTAGGGTCAACATTAAGCCTGCCCGCGATTTCCCGCACCTTCACGCGAAATGATTGGTCTACGACTGAACCCCAAGCCAATAACCCGGATACTGAACCAGCAGCCGGTGGGGCAGAGTTTGCACGAAGGGCATCTATCTCATTACGCCAAATAGAACCGTGGGTGTCACCCCTGTAACGAATCGCAAAAATGTTATATACGCCATTTGCTGACGCATCACCCGCCAATTCAACCACGAATAAATTACCGGCGTTGAATGTGCTGAACTCACTTTTTACATTGATTCGCCCATTGATACGGTGGTAGGGGTTCAGTTTTGTTACCACGTAAACACCCAATCCGTTGGGACCGCGTGTAACTTCAGGGTAACCAATCATACCCGTGAACTGTGAAACCTCCGAAATAGCCCCTGTACGCTCTTTATCACGTTGTGTGATAACCAGGCGTCCCCTGTCCTGAACCCAATCAAAATTAAACGCCTCAGAAAGCGTATTAAGCTCCCGGGGAATATCACCGTCAATCATGTATCCACTGGTCAGTACAATACCGTCAAATTGTTTTTCATCCATGTCAAGTTGACGCGGCCACTGTTTCGCAATGTCTTTCAATACGTCAACCAGTTTTACACCCGTACCATATGATGAGTTGAGTGACCCACGGTCTTCAACCGGGTCACCTGATTTACACAATAGCCGCGTGACAATTGATGCACCTTCACGCTCACGAAAAGTGTTGGTGATGAAACCTGTGAAAATGGTGTCAACAGCGTTTGTGTAACCTGCACGTAGAGTAATTGATGATTTGTTGTTGATAACCGTGGTTTTGGCAAGGTTATAAATGCCAATGTCCGCCAACGACAGGCTGTCACCGGGGTTGACATCAACGTCAAACGTTACCCTGAATTGCCGGGAGTCGCTTTCGCTGATGAAAGGTTCCCCATTTATTTCGATACTGTACAACCGGCGTTCAGTCATTATGATTCAACCCACAATAAATGATTTGCAACACCCAGGTTATCAAGTGTCACTTCATCCCCAACAAATACAAACCGCCCTACATTCGCACGATAACCTGTGACGACATCCGTACCTGGCACCAGCATTGCACCCAGCACAAGCGGTGTACCATCTTGTTTAATGTTCATTGACCAGGCTTCAGTGTCAGTATAAGTGATGTAGTTTATTTCGAAATCCAAATAATTATCACCCAACTGTAAACTGAACTGCTGATGCGCATTGGCTGACCCATTACTGAGTGGAATTTCAATCATGAGAATATCCCGTCAAGTACGTTGTTCGCGGCTTTAGCAACAGCATCACTGGCTGTTTTAACGATTTGCTGACCCTTTTTCACCACTGATGCGGCGGCAGACTTAACCGGGTCACCGTCACGCAATTGACGTTGTGACGGTTGACCCAATGTTTGTAAACGGTCGAGGGTGATCAACTCCTGCATATCGCAAACAAATATCAAACCATTTTCGTTACTGTTATCTTTGGTGCGCCCAATACGATTAATTACCATGTTGGTAAGCTGGATGTCCCCCGCATCTACATCAAACGGCTCACCAGCCACCATCAAGTTGATAAGAAACTCCAAAGTGGTACTTGCACGTGTTTCATCACTACCAGCCAAAAAACCAGCAGTAAGCCCCGCCACCGTGGCGACATACGGATTATCACGAGAGAGGTTAGACAACCCCCCAGCCAGGAAATCTGTCAGTTGAACCTTAAGAGGGTTGTTACTCACAGCCCCCGTCAATGACCATGTGACGGGATTGATGATTCGATGGTCATTGACGTTAACCCCTGTTTCCACGGGGTAGGTCGTCCATTCAACACTGGCCTCAAAACTGTCTTCCAATACAGCATCGAATGAATAACCCGCAAGTGTGGGTGCCTGCTTGGTGAACAGGTTTATAATACTCATAGTTACCTCGCAGTGGTGGAACGCAGGTCATCAACAGTCATTTGGTTTTCACGCTGTGTGACATCTTTGATTTTCGTTTCAAGTGCGCGCCCGTCTAGTTCAACTGTCAAATTGTTTTGCACTGTTGACTTGACCTGTATCGGTGTGGTGCGTAATTGGTCAGCCACCGCACGACCTGTGGAATTGGCCGCTGACTGATTTGGGTTATATTCCCGTGACATTGTGGACGGTGCATAGGGTAATGACGGCGTGTTTTCGTTTTGATTACCCAATGGTCCAAAACTATTACTTTGAACTTGCCGCATGTACCCCTGAGAATATTCAGCTAATGATTTTGTTTTCTCAATCGGTTTGTTATCATCATGCCCTACCAAGTCGCCTATCGGTTTGTTATCATCATCCCCCACCAAGTCACCTATCGGTTTAAATAACCAATCCGGTAACTCAACACCTGATAAATTTTTATCGTCATCCCCCACCAAGTCACCTATCGGTTTAAATAACCAATCCGGTAACTCAACACCTGATAAATTTTTAACATCATCTTTGTCCATGTTCCACGCAAGGGTACCCACACCTATTAAAGCAACAGGTGGTGCAGCGGCACCAGCTAATGCTGCGGCACCTGTCATCCCCGCAGCACCAAGCAAAGGTGCGGCAACTGCACCCGTGACACCAGCACCCATCATTGACAACCCTGCACCAGTTGCAACAGGATTTTCTTTTGCCATAGGTTCAATGACATCCTGTAATATTTGCCCACCTTTTTCCACTATAGATGTCATATCTGGTAAAACACTTTCGGCGATAATATTTTTGATGCCTTCCCATTTCAATTGTGTTTCAGTTAAAGCAACGTTGTAATCTTGTGCTGATTTAACAAGCTCAGGGGACAGCCCCGCAACATCATTCACATGTTGGAAAATATCACGGTAACCATCTGCACCCTTTCGCAACAATTCCACACTTGCGGGCGAAAGCCCCAACGTTTGTTGTACAGACATTTGTTGCGGGCGGTCAAGCTGAGGAAATTGTTTCGCCAGTTCAGCCATGAACTGTTCACCGGATTCAGCATTCTCCAACGGTTTAACATCCACCCCAGCGTAGGCAAGTTCAGTAAATGTTGAAGCATCACCACGGGTGCGGAGTTTCATCAACGCATCTTCCACCCGGGTTATCTCACTCACCGCATCATCAGCGTTACCACCCAATGACCTGATCGCGTTGCCGTAATCATTCACAAACGTCACGGAGCTGTTTAGAGTGTTGGTGTTAAGGCGTAATTGGTTGACGCGTTCAGCTGTATCCAGTGTGATTTTACCAATACCAATAAATGCCGCGCTCATGGCAGCACCGGTAGCTGTTACAGATGTGCGCAGACTTCCCAATGACCGGTTAACTTCACGTTCGCCACGGTTCAGGTCACTGGTGTCAAACCCCAGGGCAATTAAAAACTGTGTGATTATATTTGCCATGTTATACCCTGTTCGCCTCTGCCTGTACTAGTTCATCCATTGCCACGTGGAACCGTTCAATGTCTGCCAACCCATACGTGCCATCCATCAAATCAGACCACTTACATAAGGGTGGACACAAGCCGTTGATACCGATGCACGGGCGCATGAAGTACCAATTTATGATGGGTTCTTGCCGGTTGTCAGTTGGTCGCTTTCTACGACGCTTTGAAGCCAGGTAAAAAAATCGGCAAAATTAAACTCCACCAACCGTGAAAGAAGCGTGTTGTAGTCAACCATCTTACCCGCGAAATCTTTGATACTAACCGGCAGAGTGGTGCCGTTGACATACACTTTTTCAAGCAATGCCGATGCCACACGGGATTTAGCGTCATATGGCAAAGACATAACCAGAGGCATCAGGGATTTTTCATCAAATGGGATGCCGTTTTTGGCGGCAACAAATGCACGCTGCATCAGCGTTGAAGAAAGGATGGATAAGATTTCGTCTTGTTGCATTGCAGATGCCATCGCACAATTGTACGTGATATCGCTTACAGTGATTTGTTTGGTTTGTGACATGTGTTATCCCTCAGTTGAATGCTGAAATAATAACACAAAAAAAATCCCGGCAATATAGCCGGGAGTTATGTTAATCGCCGCCGCGCTGGCCGGTCCACACGTTGAATTCGATAATGAATTGGTCATCATTGATTGTTGTACCCGCACGCTCACGCGCGGCATCATTGACAATCACACCCTCGGCACCTACCGCCGCATCCAGTGTACCAATTTGGGTATAAGTCAATTCAATATTGGCGTTACTGTTCATCAGTGCTTGCATGTATGCGCTATCCGGTGAACCAGGGTTCAGGAACAACGTGACACGACGCCCCGGGTTTTTCCGGTCCAGTCGAATCGCATTACCACCCTGACCACGGCGTAAAGCAGAGCGCGGGTCAATGGGTTCATCGCGGAAAGGGCTTGCTGTTTCACCCCAATCCGTTAGTGCCCGACCATTTACGGTCACAACGGAGTTTGCATTACTGAAGTTGCCTAAAGCCATTTTTCAATCTCCGTTAGTAGACGTCTACGTCAATTTGAACGCTGTGAATAGCACCAGAGCGGAAGATGCGCATACGGATAGGTGCGGCTTTACGTGCTGCACGGTCAGCGTCAGACAGATCCAGGATTTCTTCAGGTAAGGTAAGGACTTCGTACCCTTCGGTATAATCGGTAAGCCCTGTATCCGGGTTAACATAATTGCGTGCACCAAGGTAATTATTGGTCACGTACTGTTGACCCACACGCGCAGCCGCACCGTTCAACACAGCTTGACCCACTGGTGTTTGTGGAAGTTTAGTCGTTTGGTTCGCCAATGCGTTATACAAGCCCACACGAAGCGAATTCACAAAGGCAGCAAGGTTTACCACATCATCAACATACTCACCATACGAACTGTGTGTAACAGTGTTCAGCCACCGCCCACTATCCGTTGCACCTTGTAAATCGAGTTGACTATAGAACACCGCGCCTTTGGCAATCATTGCACTGTATTCGGTATCACTCAAATCCTCAGCCGCAACACCTGGGGATTTTTTAAACTCACCAGTAATTGTGGAATTTGTTGCCGAATAATTAACTGCCGCGAAATGTTTGATAAACGCATATGCGGCATAGGGGTCTGTCGCGTGTGGAACAGTAAACGTCATACGATACCCCAACGTTTTCAACTGTGACACGATGTCATCAGTAACCGCAGGGTTACGGATTTCAACCGCCGCACCATCCGTTTGGGAGTTAGGAAACGCGATATTATTTGTTTCACACCATGCCGCAATAGCCAACACACTGGTTTCATTCGCCAAAACATCTTTGGTAAAGAGTGACCAGAACCACCAATTCAGATTGAACGCTTTGGTAAGCGTGGTGGTGATTGTAGTATCCACGGGGTTGGTTGCCCATACGGTCAGGCTGTTGGTTGCCGGGGTACCACCCAACCACTTAACACCAGCCTTATACGTTTCGGACGTGGTGGGGAAGTCAGCAGCCAGCGCTTGCGGGCTGTAATATGTTCGGGTGGTATCAACGACGAAACCTGCCGGGGCTTCACTTTTTTTCGCAAAAAGTAATGCTTTAGCAAAATTCGCTGTTGATAATCCAGCCGGACTAATCCGGGTATTAATCTGGATAACATTTTCAACAGGATAGGACATGTCAATATTCCTCGACTATGTATGATTGCAATCTTCCAGATTTTATCACGGAATATCTTCTGTCCGCAAAGTATTCCCTTCCTCGTTCTGAATGGATACGGTTACCTGTTCAATATTGTTCACATCCACAGTGGTTGAAGATTCGTACCATAGTTTCACTGTGATCTGCGCACGGGGTTCCCAATTACTCGCCTGTAACGCTGTTAAATTGTTAACCGGTTCAGTACCCGCCCAACCAATTTTATTTTTGAAGAGTGTCCACCGCACATCGTCGCGCTTATGACATTCTTTCAATTTTTCAGCGTAAAGCATGGCATCGCCACGGTAAAAATTAATATCACATCGTGCGACAATTTGAGCGCGTACATCGGTACGTACAGCACTTTCCGGTAAATCGTAGTGATAAATGTTGGCCTGACCGCGTTCGCTAACGCTCTGTCGTGGACGCACAGCAGCATATGTACCCGTGGGTGCTGGTGCGTTGGGGTCTGCCAGGATAACTTCATTCACACCTGTTACAGTGATGATGATTGGACGTAATATTTTAAACAGTTCTGCATCAGTCATGATTGAACGTCATACCTGTCTACGATGACTTTACAATAATCCCGCCACGGGCGATTATCCGTTTTGATAATTTTCCAGCGTTGACCCAAAAAAACCCACTCACCTTCCAGGCTGATACGAGTTAGGTCACCACTGTTAACATAAATCCTGCGACCATCCACAATACGTTCGCCGCCGCGCTCCAGGAAATCAATTTCCCGCTCACTCAATGGCTGAATGTTTACCTTGTAAGCCACCGGGTCAGCCGTAACAGTTTGCCACAGGCCATCAACGTACGCACCGCTTTTACCTATGTGCGTGGCATCCACAGATTTAAAAGTGTCGTCAATGTGGCCTGTCATTTTCAAAGACATTACGATTCCTCATCCGGCATTTGGTCAACAATTTTCCAGGTGACAGAAGCACGCATGGAACCTGTGTCAATTAACGGGTTGTCTGACCCTTTCTGTGCAATGGTGTACGGGGCGTTAGGTGGGTCGCGCAAATCGGTAATGTATTGCTGTGTAGCACCAACAGCAAACGCGCCAATTTTATCCAACGTGCTTTCCAGTGGTTCACCCGTTTGAATGCTTTGAGACACAACATCAATAATATCTTGTGATGCTGATTCGACCCCGGGGCGCAACCATTCACGGGCGGGAATTTTATCATTGCCGAAGTTTTGCAATGCACCGTTTTGTGCCTGTGTCATTGAACCGTCTGCAACGTTGCCCGCATCCTCATGGATACCCACGGTGACGACTTTACCCGCGCGGAACTTGTCGAGTGCGCGGCGCAATTCAGCTTGTGTTAGTTGTAAGTTATCAACGCGGATATTGATTGACATGGGTGGAATCCTCCTGTGCACATTGTCACACATCTTGGTCGCAGCCGCTACCCATACCCCGATACCCCGGTGGAAAAAATTTAACGGGGTATACGTAAGTCATTGATTCTACCCTATATATATCTATTTACCCCGATACCCCGTTAAAAAGATATATTAGTAGGGTAATAGGGTGTAATAAGTATA